ATGAAAAAGCTATCTGAGAACGTATTTCAGCCCATTAGAGAGCACTTTAAGTCTCCGATACGTATATCCTCAGGTTACAGAAGTTTGGCTCTTAATAAGGCTATAAAAGGCGCCGCAACAAGTCAACACTGTTCAGGCGAAGCTATGGATATTGATATGGATGGGACAAGCATTACAAATGCTCAAATATTTAATTATATAAAAGATAATTTGGTATTCGATCAATTGATATGGGAGTTTGGTACAGATAAAAATCCAGATTGGGTTCATGTATCTTATGAATCAACTGGAAAGCAAAGAAAACAAATACTTAAAGCAATAAAGAAAAATGGCAAAACGTCTTATATTAATATTTAGTGTGTTACTATTATTTTCTTGTGCGTCAAGAAAAGTAGCTATTGTAAAAGAGGATATTAAAACTACAATTGATAGCAGCGCTGTTGTAAAAGTTGATGGTACATATGTAAAAGAAAACAACATTATTGCAGAAGAGTGTGAAGATGAGATAGAATACAAGCCATTAGACTCATTAAAGCCGATGGTTGTAGATGGTAAACAGTATATAAATACCATCATAAAGTTAAAAAAGAAGAAAAGCATTAAAGTAGATAAAACCAAGGTATCAAATAAAGTATCTTCTGTAAAAAAGTTAAATGTAAAAAGAGAAGATAAAAAAAGTTCCTTTGACAAGAAAGTTGATAAGAAAGCTAATTATTTTGTATACCTATGGTTGCTACTTATTCCAGCTATAATATACATATATAAAAGGATTATAAAATACTCTTTAATATAAGCAAATATTAACATACCTTATAAACAAGTGATTTATATAAGTATTAACAATTAAAATATAATCAAATGAAAAAAGTTACAGATTTAGTAGAAGAAGCTACAAACCTTATTGAGAAAGAAGAACTTACAAAGTTGCAAACATTAGTAGGTAATTACAATGCTTTGCAGATGAAAGTTGGGGAATTAGAAGTGAACAAAGCCGATCTTTTAGGCAATGTGTTTAACATTAAAAATGAATTAGGAAAGTTCCAAGACGAATTAAAAGACAAGTATGGAGATATCATTATCGACATCCAGTCAGGAGAGTTTAAAGACACCCCGAAACAAGACGCTAATGAACCTAATTCGTAAGATCAGTATAGGTAGAGATTATAAAACAGATGCGATGCATTACTCCGTAGGTCAAGAGGTTTACGGAGGGCATACCATCTGTAGCATACTCGAGGAGGAAGAAAAGTACTCTATATACATAAATAAAGAAGAAGAAATAATGCCATGGAAAGATTTTCTAAAAACTATGGCTATATCGGTTGAGTATAATTTGAATTACTAATGAGAGGCATATTTAACTTCTTTATAGAACCTAAAGGAGAAAGATACACTAATAAGAAAGATAATAACGGTAATGAGTTAATCCTTAACACGGAATTACAAAATCACAGTTATTCAAATAGAATAGGTATTGTAAAGTCTACGCCATTAGCTTATGATACGCCGATATCCGAAGGAGATGAGGTTATTGTGCATCATAATGTGTTTAGAAGATTCCACGATATTAGAGGAGTTGAAAAAAACAGTAGAAGTTATTTTGACGAAGACACTTATATTGTAAACGACGATCAGATTTTCATGTACAAAAGCATCGGCAATGATTGGATAGCTACAGATGGTTTCTGTTTTGTTAAACCATTAAAAGAAACTAAACAATTTGCTGATACATATGAAAAGCCGTTAATAGGTATCGTAAAATACAAAGACAAAAATAGTTCTGGATTTAAAGTTGGAGACTTAGTGGGATTCTCTCCTAGTTCAGAATATGAGTTCATAATAGATGGACAACGACTATATAGAATTCCAAACAAATTTATTACAATCAAATATGAATACAAAGGAAACGAAGTCGAATATAATCCAAGCTGGACATAAAGCTGTGCTTGAATTAATCAAAGTAGCTGAAGAAGCTATTTTAGATAATGGAGATGATGATTTGTCTGCAGATAAATTGAAGAATGCTGCCGCAACAAAGAAGCTAGCTATATTCGATGCTTTTGAAATCTTAAGTAGAATTGAAGAAGAGCAACGTATCCTTGACGACAAACCAAAAGAAGAAGTTGAAAACAAAGTATTCAAAGGGTTTGCGGAAAAAAGATCTAAGTAATGTACGAACAATCATTATGCAAGGTAGTTGAACCTATAAAACTGTCTACTATATCTAGGCTTAACAAAGCAAAGAAATGGCAGTATGGTTACGACAGAGAGAATGACATTGTAGTTATAAGTAAGACGGGGCAGATAGGCGAGATATATGAGATTCAAAATTTAAGAATAGCTTTACCTCCTGCTCCTAAAACTATTGATAAAGGAAATAACAAATGGGCTCCGGGGGACTACCCTAAAGAGTTAAAACCAGTTAAGAGTATATTTGACTGGAGAGACTATCCAGATAGTTTTAAAGAGAAATGGGAAGTCTATATAGACGAGCAATTCAGAAGACGTGATGAAGGTTTTTGGTTCATGAATAATAATGTACCAACTTATATTACCGGAACACATTATATGTATCTACAATGGTCTAAGATTGACGTTGGTCAACCTGATTTCCGTGAAGCTAATAGAATATTCTTTATATTTTGGGAAGCTTGTAAAGCAGATACTAGATGTTATGGAATGGCTTATTTAAAGAACAGACGTTCTGGATTTTCATTTATGGCATCTGGAGAAACTGTTAACTTAGCTACAATATCAAGTGATGCTCGTTTTGGTATATTATCAAAATCAGGATCCGATGCTAAGAAAATGTTTACCGACAAGGTCGTGCCTATATCTCTTAATTATCCGTTTTTCTTTAAACCGATACAAGATGGTATGGATAGACCTAAAACTGAATTAGCTTATCGTATACCTGCATCGCGTTTAACAAGGAAGTCATTACAATCGAAAGATAGTCAAGAAGCTTTAGAAGGATTAGATACAACAATTGACTGGAAGAATACAGGAGATAACAGTTATGATGGTGAGAAACTAAGATTATTGGTTCATGATGAAAGTGGTAAGTGGGAAAAACCTGACAACATATTAAACAACTGGCGAGTTACAAAAACGTGTTTAAGATTAGGTAGCCGTATTATTGGTAAGTGTATGATGGGATCAACATCAAATGCTTTAGATAAAGGAGGTGATAATTTTAAGAGCTTATATAATAGTTCTGATGTAACAAAGCGAAACCGAAACGGTCAAACAAGATCGGGTTTATATTCTTTGTTTATTCCAATGGAATGGAACTACGAAGGTTTTATTGATCAATATGGGCATCCAGTATTCAATACTCCAAAGCATCCTGTTTTAGGACCTTCTAGTGATAATGAAGTTGATGGCTTAAAAGGAGACCAGGATGCTTTAAACGAGTTCTATCGTCAGTTTCCAAGAACAGAAGATCACGCTTTCAGAGATGAGGCTAAAAATAGTATATTTAATTTATCAAAGATATACGAACAAATAGATTATAATGGAGATTTACGCGCTTCGTCATCAGTGACAAGAGGTAGCTTCTCATGGGAAAACGGTATAAAGGATTCGAGAGTTAGATTTGATCCAAATCCATCTGGTAGATTCTTAGTTAGCTGGGTTCCTAGTTATAATTTACAAAATAGACAAATAGTAAAAAATGGATTCAAATATCCTGGTAACGAACATATCGGAGCATTTGGTTGCGATAGTTACGATATATCAGGAACAACAGATGGTAAAGGATCTAAAGGGGCTCTGCACGGTTTAACAAAGTTCTCAATGGAAGATGCACCGCCGAATTCATTCTTTTTGCAATATATAGCTAGACCACAAACAGCAGAGATATTTTTCGAAGATGTTTTAATGGCATTAGTATTTTACGGAATGCCAATACTAGCAGAGAATAACAAACCAAGACTATTATATTATCTAAAAAGAAGAGGTTACCGGGGTTATTCAATGAATAGACCTGACAAAGTTTGGAATAAGTTATCAGTTACCGAGAAGGAAATTGGAGGTATACCTAACTCGTCAGAAGATATCAAGCAAGCGCACGCTGCGGCAATTGAAACTTACATACAAAAATATGTTGGTTTAAAACCTGACGGAGATTATGGCGATATGTATTTTAACGACACATTAAATGATTGGTCTAGATTTGATATAACACAAAGAACAAAGTATGATGCAACGATCAGTTCCGGGTTGGCTATAATGGCATGTAATAGACATATGTACCATCCAGCAGCTGAAGTGCAAAAAGATAAAGTAAGTTTAAATTTCGCTAGATATTCAAATAGCGGTTCACAATCGAAAATAATAAAGTAATATATGGCTGAGTCAGTTATAAAGAGTATTTTTCCAAGTCAGGTTGCGAGTGATAACGAAAAGATGTCACTAGAATACGGGCTTAAAGTCGGTAGAGCTATTCAAGACGAATGGTTCAAACTAGGCTCCGGGTCCTCGAGATTCAAAAACAACCAAAACACATTTCACTCATTAAGGTTATACGCAAGAGGAGAACAATCTGTACAAAAGTATAAAGATGAATTATCTATCAATGGTGATTTATCATACTTAAACATAGATTGGAAGCCTGTGCCTATTATCCCTAAGTTTGTGGATATTGTTGTTAATGGAATAGCTGACAGAGCATACGATATAAAAGCATATTCACAAGATCCATATGGCGTTAGTAAAAGAACAGCTTATATGGAATCTATCATTCGAGATATGCAAACGCAACAATTAAATAACTTTGTTGCTGAGAATTTAGGTATTAATCTATTCGAAAACGAACCTGATAAATTACCAGATTCACAAGAAGAATTAGAGTTACACATGCAACTTACTTATAAACAACAAGTTGAGATTGCAGAAGAACAAGCTATCAATACAATATTAGAAGGCAATAGATATATCTTGACGAAAAGAAGATGTATTTATGACTTAACAACAATAGGTATTGCGGCTGTAAAGAATACATTTACATTAACAGAAGGAGTTAAAGTTGAATATGTAGATCCAGCAAACCTTGTATATTCTTATACGGATTCGCCGTATTTTGAAGATATATATTACGCTGGGGAAGTTAAGCATGTCCCAATTAACGAATTAAAGAAACAATTTCCTGAATTAACAAATGCTGATTTAGAAGATATATCTAAACAAGGTTATCAAAACGGTAGAGTATACGATGTTACATTAGCAAATTATTCAGAAGCGGATTCAAACGTTGTTACATTGTTATACTTTAATTACAAAACCTACATGAACGAGGTTTACAAAGTTAAAGAAACCGCAACCGGAGCAACTAAGATAATTGTAAGAGATGATCAATTCGATCCACCAATTGAAGAATTTGAAGCGCAGTTTGGTAAAATGTCAAGATCGCTTGAGGTTTTATATGAAGGTGTTTTAGTTGTTGGTACTGACAAGTTATTAAAATGGGAGATAGCTAAAAATATGATGCGTCCTAAGAGCGACCATACTAAAGTAAAAATGAACTATAGCATTGTTGCGCCTAGAATGTACAATGGAAGAATAGAATCATTAGTAGGTAGAATTACTGGTTTTGCTGATATGATTCAAATCACTCACTTGAAATTACAACAAGTATTATCAAGAATGGTTCCTGATGGTGTTTATTTAGATGCTGATGGTTTATCTGAGGTTGATTTAGGCAATGGCACAAACTACAATCCTAACGAAGCGCTTAATATGTACTTCCAAACAGGATCGATTGTTGGTAGATCTTTCACTCAAGAAGGAGATATGAACCCTGGTAAAGTGCCAATCCAAGAAATTAATACTGGTAATGGTAGCGGTAAAATGCAGAGTTTGATTCAAACTTACAACTATTACATACAGATGATTCGTGATGTTACTGGATTGAATGAAGCAAGAGACGGTTCATCACCTGATTCTAACGCTTTAGTAGGAGTTCAGAAATTAGCTGCTGCAAATTCAAACACAGCAACTAAGCATATATTACAAGGGGGATTATTCTTAACATCGGAATTAGCAGAAGGTATATCACTTAGAATATCTGATATCATTGAATACTCGCCAGCTAAGGAAGCTTTCATACAAAAGATTGGTGGTCACAATGTAGCTACACTGCAAGAGATGGAAGATTTACATCTTTATGATTTTGCAATATTTATAGAGCTTACGCCAGACGACGAAGAAAGACAAATGCTCGAAAACAATATTCAAGTAGCTTTAGCGCAACAAGGAATAGATTTAGAAGATGCTATCGACATCAGAGAAATTAAAAATCTTAAGTTAGCTAATCAAGTGCTTAAACTTAGAAGAAAGAAAAAAGTACAAAGAGATCAGCAAATGCAACAGCAGAATATCCAAGCTCAAGCCGATGCGAATATCCAAACGCAACAAGCTTCCGCTCAAATGGAAATTCAAAAACAAGAAGCTCTTATCAGTCAAAAAATACAATTAGAACAAACTAAGGCCGAGCTTGAATTGCAAAGAATGCAACAAGAGATAGAAGCTAAGAAAGAGCTAATGAAAATGGAATTTGATTTCAACATGCAATTAAAAGGTATGGAGACTGATAATTACAAAGCAAAAGAGGGTTTTAAAGAAGATCGTAAAGATCAAAGAACAAAAATACAAGCAACGCAACAAAGTGAACTTATAGACCAAAGAAACAATAATTCTGGCGCTAAAGACTTTGAATCAGCCGGTAACGACATAATGGGTAGCGGCTTTGGCTTAGGTGCGTTTGAACCTAAGTAATAATACTAATAACAATTATATAATATTTTAT